GTGTGGTCGGCGCGGGCGTAGGCGTCGAGGGTGTCCTGTCGTTCTACGGTCGTGTAGTCGCTCGATCCGTCGAGGCGCGGCCACCCGGCGGCGAGGTCGTCGTCGGCGATCAGCACGGGCGACGTGAGCGGGTACGAGTCGGCGGCCTGGTTGGTGTTGATGCTGGCGCCGCGGGTCTGCCACGCGTTCGCCTTCTTCGTGGCGTCGACCGACCACGTGTAGGACAGGACCGGGCCGGGGTGGTCGAGGACGATCTCGGACGCGCCGGTACTGATGATGGGGTGTCCCAGCTGCAAGCGCTTGACTCGGCGGCCGTCGCTGTCGCGGAACGATGCGATGCGCCACTCGAACCCGTTCTCGACGGCGGCGAGGTCGTCGAGCAGGTCGCCGATGCTGTGCAGGTCGTAGCGCAAGAACGTGCGGTCGCGGGCGACGCCCGACGGGTCACTCTCGTATGTGATGCCGATGTCGCCGCCGGTCGTGCTCTGCGCGTAGTCGACCAGGCCGCGCGCTATGTCGAACTGGTCGACCTGCTCGGCGATCTGCGTGTCGTACAACAGGCGGCGGTACAGGTAGCTTTCCCACCCGCCGGCCTGGATCTGGGCTCCGAGGCGCCCGCGGTCATCCGAGGCGAGGGCGAGTGTCCATAGGACGCCGCCCCACCACAGGTCGCGCCCGCGCTCGACCCATACGCCCGTACGGCCGGGCAGGATCGCCCGGCGGGCCCGTTCGGCCATGGCGCGGTTGGGGATCGGCACGGTGCCGGTCATGCGGCCGGTCTTGCCTATGTAGTCGTCGAGGGCGACGCCCTGTACGGGTAGGGCGTCGAGCAGCTGGTCGGAACGTAGGTCACAGAACAGGACGCGGTACGGGGGTGCGTGGCGCACGGCACCCCCCGTCATGGCAGCAGGTACGTGCTCGACACCCTGATACTCCGGTCGCTGCGCAGTGCGCCGTTTCCGGTCCACGTGCGCAGCGTGATGACGCCGGCCGTCGACAGTCGCGCCGTGCCCTCGCCGAACCCGTCGGACACCGATATGTCGGCGTCGATGATCGGGCGCCACCCGCTCGGCAGGGTGCCGATCGTCTCGTCGTTGATGTTGCCGGCGGCCGGTACGTCCAGCTGTGCGCCCTTGCGGCTGACCTCGGCCACGAATGAGCACACGCCCGCGTCCGGGTTGCGGCGGGCGGCGAAGCTGTTCAGCGTGTACGTGGACGCGATGACGAATCCGGTCGTGGTCGACTCGGTCCGGCGCGGTGTGCGGTAGGTCTGCCACGCGCCGGCGGTGGCGCTCCACCGTTCCAGCACGCTGCCGTTGTCGCGGTACTGGCCGTCGTAGGCGCCGGCGAAGCTGAGGCCGTACCCGCGCGGGATGATCCCGCCGGCGGCCGTGGTGAACCGGCGGCGGTCGGCGAGGGCGGAGCCCCAGTTGATACCGCCCACGCCCGCGGACGCGCCCGCGGGTACGGTCACGTCCCACAGGCGCAGACAGGCAGGGTCGAGGGTCGGCGCGGTCGGCGTCGCGTTCGGGGCGCCGACAACGACCTCGATCCGGGCGAGGTTCTGCCCTTCCTGGTCGAACAGGGCGTCGAGTACGCGGATGACGACAGAGTCGATACGGGCGAACTGGGCGTCGCCGTCGCCGAACGTGAGGGTTACGGGCCCGTCGTTGGCGACCGGGTACGCGCCCTGGGCGTCGGTGCCCTGTACGTACGCGCGGCCGGCGCCGATCTGGAGTTGCATCGCCGCGGCGCCGGTCGCGGCGAACGGGTCGCCGCCCGGTAGGACGCCGTCGCGGACCCTGATCGGTGTCTCGTGAGCGACCGGCGATACGGGGGCGAGGCGGGTGTCTTCTCGCGTCTGCCCAAGGGGCAGCAGCCATGCGGAACGCACGGTCACGGGGGGTGTCTCCTTACCAGTAGGCCGAGCGGTAGCGCACGGTCGCGGTCGCGGTGGGGTCGCCTGATGCGGCGCGGAAGTGCAGTTGCGAGACGCCCGGCGCGAGCGTGAACGTCTGCTCGGGCACGCTGCGCGGGGTCGCGGTGTAGATCCGCGAGGCGGTCGCGTTGAGCGTGACCGTGCCCGCCGCGGTGTCGACGGTGAGCACGTCCTCGGCCGTGAGCGGGATGTCGTATTCGAGTACGTCGCCGGTGCCCACGTTGGTGAGCGAGGGCCGTTCGACCGGGCCCCGGAACTCGATCACGGGGTGTGTCGAGGCGTCGCCGGCGTTGATCGCCGACAGGGCGCCGGTACTGCCCGGCGTGCCGAAGTCGAGCGGCCACGACAGGACGCCGGACGGGGAGCCGATCAGCAGCGACGACGTACCAATCGGGACGGGCGCGCCGAGGGCGGCGGGCAGCAGTACGACCGGCTGCACCCAGGCGGCGCCCGCGGGGGCGGACGCGGTGAACGTGGCCTCGCCGGCGTCGCCGGTCGAGTCGGCGAGGTACGCGCCGGTCGCGTCCCACCACCGAAGGATGATCGTCGCGGCCTGGGCGGCGGCGAGTGCCGCGGTGAACGTGGCGGCGGCGCCAACGGTCACGGGCCACCCGTAGTCGCCGTGCGTCGAGGTCCACACCAGTTCGCCGCCGGGGGTGAGCGGTCGCACGCTCACCGTGCCGACGTTGTCGCCGGCGAGGACGGGGTCGCCGTCCGTCCACCAGCGCCACAACTCGCCCACGCCCGCGGCCTGGTCGTTGTTGAGGACCTGCTCGGGGTCGGTCTCCCACGTCAGGCCGCTTTCCGGCGCGGGCAGGGTCGCGGGTACGACCTGCTCGACCAGGGCGTACCGGCGCGGGTCGGTCGCGACGAACTCGACCGCGCCGCCCGTGATCGTGCCGAGGCGGTAGCCAAGGGTCGCCGGCACGGCCCGGCGGGTTGCGCGCGCGTACGCGAGCAGGGGCCCGCGCTCGTCGAGCCACGCGACGAACGGGCGCTCGTCCTCGACCGGCACCGTGCCGCGGTTGAGGGCGGCGACGACCGCGCCCACGGATGCTTGCGGGGCCCGGATGACCAGGCCGTCGAGGCCGATCGTCCGGGCCTGTGCGAGCAGGCCGCCGGGGAACGCGCCGTGTGCATCGCTGCGCGGCACCGTTCCGGAGTCGAGGGCGGGAAGTTCCTCCCACCCCGTGATACCGCGCCACCGGTACGGCGTGCCGGCGCCGAGCAGTAGGTCGCCGTACTGCACCTGTCCGGGACGGGTGATCAGGGAACCGGGCGCCATGGTCACCCCCTTGCCTTCGCGAGCCATGCGAGGGCCTTTGCGTTGTCGTCGGGGGTGCCGTTTTCTGCGGCGTGCCAGTGCTCGACGTGCACTGTCGCGCCGGACGCCGAGGCGGCAAACGGGTTTCCGTACGCGCCCATGCCCGCGCCCGCGAGGGCGGGCGAGAGGCCCGGAACAGAGGGAGGGGTCACCAGGCTGGACATTGCGCGGTCTACGGCGCCGGCGCCGCCCTCGATGCCCTTGACCAGGCCGGCGGGAATCCAGCGGCCCACGTCGCGCGCCATGACCTTGGACGGCGACGCGATGCCGAGGGCGTCGGCGATCGGGCCCGGAATCATGTTCTTCGCGAAGCTGATCAACTGCGACTTGAGCCAACTGCCCATGCTCTTTACGCCGTTGAGTAGGCCGCGAACGATGTCCTTGCCCTTGTCGACCAGCAGCGAGCCGAGGTTCCCGATCGCCGAGCCGATACGGCCGGGCAGGCCGCGGGCCCACGCGATCGCCTCGCCGGCCTTCGTGATGATCGTTTCTTTGAACCGGGACAGGGCCGACCGTGCGCGCTCCGCGAGCTGTCCCGCGAGGGGGCCGAGGGCCGAGGCCGCGCGGCCGGGTAGTCCCTTGATCCAGTCGACCGCGGCGGATATGCCCTTACCGACCCACTCGCCGATCTTGGTCGCGGCCTCGCCGATCAGTTTTCCGGCGTTGGATACGGCCGTCTTGGCCAACTCCCACGCCTTGCCGAAGTCTCCGGAGAGCAACGCGACGATGGCGCCGATGATCGGTACGACCACCTGCTCGGTCACCGCGGCGAGGCCGTTCGCGAGGATGGACGCGAGCTGTCCCACCAGGCCGATCAACGGCTCGATGATCGGCATAAGGGCCGTGAGGGCGCCGATCAGCAGCTCGCCGATAGCGGGCAGCAGGGGCGCCAGTGCTACCAGGATTTGCCCGAACGCCTCGCCGATGGTGGCGAGGGCGGGCGACAGGGCGACGATCAGCCTCGCCAGAATCGGGAGGACCGTTTCGGCAAGATCGCCGAGCATCGTCGCGAACGGAGCGATCAGGCCGGGCAGCTGCGCAATGATCGGTTTCAACGCGCCCGCAAGCGCGTTGACCAGCAGCATGACCACCGGCGCGGCCTGGGCGATCACGTCGCCCACGGCCGTGAGCAGTGGCGTGACGGCGGGCAGCAGCGAGGCGACCAACTCGCCGATGACGGGCAGGATCGGCGACAGGGCGTCGATCAGTACGCCGAAGCTGTCCGCGGCGGCGGCGAGGACCGGGCCGAGGGCGTCGACGATCGGTAGCAGGGCCTCGCCGAGCGAGGTCGCCAGTCGTGCGAGGGGCGGGCCGAGCGAGGCGAGCGCGGGGCCGAGGGCGCCCGCGAGGGACTTGATCAGCGGGCCGAGGGCGCCCGCGAGGGCGGACAGGACGGGCCCGCCGGCCTCGGCGAGGGCGCCGATCAGTTCGCCCAGTGCGGGCAGGATCTCGCCGACCGCGCCGAACAGGCCGCCCAGTCCCTCGGCGGCGCCGCCGGCGCCGGACGCGACGCCCTCGAAGAATCCGCCGATGCCGTCGCCGACCGCGCCGAGGCCGGTCGACAGTGCTTCGATGACCGGGCCGGCGGCCTCGACCGCGGCGACCAGGCCGGGCATGGCGCCCTTGGCGAGGGCGCCGATGCCCTCGACCAGCGGCTCGACCAGCGGGGCGACGCCCTCGAACAGGGCGCCGATCTGCGGGGCGAGGTCGTCGAAAATGCCGCCCAGCTGGTCAGCTGCGTTGACGAACGGTTCGACCAGCGGGGCGGCGAGTTCCTGCATTCGCCCCTTGACGTGCTCCGACAGGTCGGTAAACGCGCCCTTGACCTGCTCGTTCTCGGCGAGGACTTTCGCGCCGAGGCCGATCACGGCCAGGGGGACGGCGGCGAGGGCGCCCGCGGCGGCCAGGGCGCCGCCGGCGAGCAGCTTCGTACTGGTCGCCGCTACGCCGAGCAGGGGGCCGATACCGGCGAGGCCGCGCCCCGCTTCCTCGGCGCCCCCTCCGATGCCGTCGCCGAGGGCGCCGCCCATCTCTGCGCCGGCCGCGACGAACCGGCCGCGCATGTCCCTGAGTCGGCCGTCGGCGTCCCGCTGGAGTCCAGCGAGGGCGGCCTCGGTACGGTCGACTCCGGCCTGTGCCCCGGAATCGTCGAGGTCGATGAAACCGACCAACTCGCCGATGGTGAGGGACATTTGGCACCCCCCATCGGCACGCGCCGCGCGCTATTCAGTTGTGGTTGTTGATCACCGCCCGGTGAGTCGGGCGATCTCGTCGGGGTCCGACACGACGCGGGGTGTGTTCCGCCACGCGTGCGCGAACCGAGACTCGGAGGGGAGGCCGGACAGGCGGACCAGAAGCGCGCGGGTGGACAGGCGCGCGATGTCCTCGGCCGACAGGCCGTACGTCTGGGCGAGGTCGGACTCGACCGCGGCCCAGTTGGTCAGGACCGCGGCCCAGAACTCCGCGGCTTGCCCTTGCCCTTGCCCTTGTTGCCCTTCGGCTTGGGCTTGGCCGGGGCCCGCCGCGGTGCTGCTTTTCCCTTGGTGGCCTCGCGCTCGTCGTACAGCTGCGCGGCGCGTTCCATGGACACGACGCCCGGTTCGGCGACGTTGGCGGTCGCCCACAGAAGGACGATGCCGAGGTGACGGTCGGACATACCGGCCTCGGTCCAGTGGTCGACGGCGTCCGGGCCGAACAGGGAACCGAGCAGGCGCCGGATGTCCTCGGGCCGGGCCGAGTGCTGCACGCGGTGCAGCTGGAGCGTGAACAGGGCGGGCAGGGTCGGGGGCAGGGTGTACGTGCGCCCGTACAGGCGGAGCGGTACGCCCTTGAGTTCCGGCTCGGCCTGCTCGGCGAAGAACGCGTCAAAGTCGGCGACCTCGACGCCGTCCTCGGCCGGCTCGATCGTGGGATCGGTCACGGGGCCGTCACCACCTGGGCGACAGTCGGGGCGCCGCAGCGGGTGAACGTCGCGCCCCAACTGGTCTTGGCGTTGGTCTCGCCGCCCTGCTCGCCGGGTGTGACCGTGCATTCCCACACGGTCCATTCGTCCTGTGAGACGTGGCGGTACCGCATGGTCCCGCGCGACTCCTCGCCGAACCGGTACGCCCACGTCTTGTCGATGTAGTCCTGTCCGGCGTCGGGGGTGCCGGCCGTGGCCGCGTACAGGCCGCTAACCTCGATGGTCGCGCCGCGCTGCATCACGTCCTGTTCGTAATACCCGTCGCTGTCGAACGTGGTCGTGTCGGCGGTCTCTTCGTTCTCGCCGGGGTTGTGTGTCCAGCTGGTGAGGTTGCCGAGGCGTACGAAGGTGCCCGCTGTAGCGGTCTCGACCTCGAACTCCCAGCCGCGTGCGTCGATGGGCCGTCCCATGCGGGGGCCTCCTATTCGGTGCGGTGGTCAGTGGGGGCCGACACGTCAAGGTCGAAATTGACGACGTGCTCATGTCGGCCGGCGGAATCGGGGCCCATCGGGGCCGGGGTGCCGCGCGCGGCGGCGAGCACAAGCCATGTGCCGTCGGGCAGCTCCACGCCGGCGAGGCCGTGCAACGCGCTGTAGATCGCCCAGCAGCGGCGGCGCGAGACGCGCGGGTCGGGCCCGCCGCGTACGCGCACCTGTAGGCGCGGGGTGTCGTAGGCGTTGCGGGTGTCGGGCGCCTCGCCGTCGTACAGCCACACGGCGACCGCAGCATCGGGCGCGGGGGGCATCGTCTCGACGAACAGATCGCCGGCCGTGCCGGTCGGGTCGTAGGTGACCAGGCCGCGCGCGGCGAGCAGCTGGGCGACGCCGTCGAGCGGGTCGAGGTCAGCCACGGAGCGACCTCCGCAGCTGCGCGGCGATGATCGCCGCGATGTTGTCGGCCTGCTCGGTGAGGGGGCGTTCGAGGTACTTCGCGGTCCGGCCGGCGTCGTGCCGGTAGTTCAGTTCCTCGTGTTGCCTGATCGCGTACGGGGTGTCGTACGAAACGGCGGCCGTGAGGCTCGACTCGTCGACCGTGGCCACGCCGGATCGTTCGAGGGTCGCCTCTTCGATCGGGACGACCTTCCTCGACTCGGCGAGGACGTGCTCGGCGGCGATCCGCAGACCTCGCACGGCCCCGGCGCGGGTGCCGCGCATGGCAGCGGCGCCGTTCCACCGGAGGCGGGCGCGTTGGGTCACTCGGCGCTCACCTCCGTGCACTGCGGTACCGGGAGGCCCGGCGCGGTGTGGTGGGCGACGTTGATCGCCTTGGTGGTGCGGCCGTCGGGGAGGGTGATCCGCGACTCGGCCGGGCAGTCGAGGCCGGGCTCGGCGATGATCTGCGCGGTGCTGGTGACCTCGCGGCCCTCGCGGTTGCGCACGGTCCGGATCGTCTCGGCGACCAGGGCCGGCACGTCCTCGACGGGCGGGCCGTACTGCGGGCCGTACGCGCTGTCGCCGCGGTACGGCTCGACCTTGATCCGGTGGCGGAGCAGGTACCGAGGGACGTTCACCAGATCACCCCCGGCAGCAGGCCGGCCCGTGTGAGCGCGCGGTGTGCGCGCGGGGCGAGGTCTACGTCGGCGGCGGCCTGGGGGTTGTCGCGGCGGTCTCCGAGGGATACGGGACCGATCGAGACGCTTCCCCACTTCCCGGCGGCGCCGGTGCCGTCGTCGCCCGTGGCGAGCTGGTACTCGACCTGGGCACACACGGCGTCGGCGAGCGCGCTCACGACGACCGGGTCAGTCGGCATGCCGGCGCTGTTCACCGCGTAGCAGGCGGTGAGTAGGGCGTCGTCGATGTCCTCGGACGCCCGCGCGAGCAGCCGCTCGGCGTCGGCCGGGGCCGGCTGGCCGGTCCACGCCGTGAACTGCTCGGGGGTGGCGTAGGAACGGCCCACCGGTCACCCCTCCTTGCTGGTCTTCTCCGGGGTCGCCTTGGCCGCGGTGCGCGTGGTGCGCGGCTTGCGCTTCGGCGCCTCGGCCGGCTCGACCGGCGCAGGCTCGATGCCGGGCGCGACGGACTCGGGCCCGTGCGGGTTGACCTCGCCGGCCCCGGACGGCGGACGGTGGTCGCCCTCGCGGGGGTCGACCGCTCCATCGCGCAGCGCGGTACCGACCTGCTCGACCTCGACCTCGCGCGGGTCGACGGGCTCGGCCGGCTCGTCCGGCTCGGGCGCGGCCTGGTCGACGCCGTACCCGCGGCGCCGCGCGTACGCGATGATCGCCGGGTCGTTCGTCGTGGCCTTGCCGTTGCGGAACTTGAGGCCGGCCGGGCCGTCGCCCTCGAACCCTGGGACGGGACTGTGAAGGGTCGTCATCAGCCGGCCACCTTCACGCCACGCAGAACGGCCGCGGCCTTGGTGGCCTTGAGGGCGACGCCCACCGGCCCCATTTCGACCTCGCCCGTCTTGACGGCGCCCGACGTGGTGAAGTCGGGGAGCCACTGACGGACCAGGTTCCCGCCCGTGGTGCTGATGCCGTGGAACCCGTCGACGCCGATCCGAACGGCGTAGATGTCCGTGGTTCCCGCGGTGGCGTCGGTCGGGATCACGGGGTCGTTGCTGCCGGCCTTGGCGCCGAGGTCGATCAGCGGCACGCCCCGCCACGTGGTGATCGTGCGGCCGAACGCGTCGAGGGTGCCCAGCTGCGAGACGAAATCGGCGATCGTCTCCAGTGCGGCGAGGGCGTCCGCGTTCATGAGCAGCGCGGTAGGCGAACCGTCCAGCTTCGCGTACAGCTTGCGAAGGTGCTTGAGGGCGGCGATGCCGCTCGCCTGGGAGTTGACGGCCGACCAGTCGTACCCGGCGGCGGTGCCGAGGGTCAGTTCGGTGCTCGACCCGGTGAGGGCCTTGTCGAGGCCGTCGAACGAGTCGGCATCGACCGCGGAGTCACCGTTGATCACGGCATCGGAAAACGTCGAGTTGGCGGCCTTGATCTTCTGCGTCATCTGGAGGCTGACCTCGTTGGACGCGGCCGGGCCGAGGTTCGCGAGGACGCGGTCGATCTGGAACGCGCCGCCCAGAACCTTGAGGTCCGTCGTGTACCGCTGGCGCGTGACCTCCTGCGGCGCGTACTCGGTGTTCAGCGCACGGAATCCGGCGGTGGGCTGAGTGATCAGCCGCGTGTACCCGTACGTGAGGGTCGCGCCCCCGCCGGCCGGGTTGACCACGTCGTCGAACACCATGTTGTCGAGCAGCCACGACGACTTGCGGAATTCGTCGATGACCATGAGGTCGATGTCGTCCTGCGTGTTGAGCTTTGCCTGTGCGAGGGTCACGGCCATGGGGTGTTACTCCTGGGGTTTCAGCCGCCCAGACGGGCGGCGATTGCGTCGGTGAGGGTGGCGGGCTTGCGGTCGCCCGTCGGGGCGCCCTGGAACTCGGCGCCGCCCCGCGCGGGCCCGGCGGCCGTGGCGCGGTAGAGGTCGGGGTCGGTCGCGACCTCGTCGGTAATGGCCTTCTTGAGGGCGTCGGCGAATCCCTCGGCGGTCGGGTCGAGGGCGGCGAGCTTGTCCGCGAAAGAGCGGGAGTTGAGCAGGCGCGCAGCATTCGCGCCCTCGGCGCCGGCGGCGCGGTACGCGGCGAGTTCGGAGCGCGCGGCGCGCAGCTGCCCGGACAGGTCGGCGACCTGCTCAGTGAGCTTGGCCGGGTCCGGCGGGCCGTCGTCCTGGACGATGCCGAGGGCCTTCCCGATCTGCTGGGCGATCTCCTGGCGCGCGTCCTCGGCGGCCTTCTGCTTCGCCGTGACGCGACCCTTACCGGCCTCGGCGCGGGCGTCCGTGAGGGCCTTCTGTGCCCACGCGGGGAGGGTGGATTCGTCGCCCTCGGCGCCCTGCTGCGGCGGCGCGGCCGGCTTCACAACGGGCGGGACCTGCCCGCCCTGTCCGGCGCCCTGCTGGCCGGCCGGGTCGCCCTGCTGTCCGGCGGGGTCGCCGCCCTGCTGGCCGGCCGGGTCGCCGCCCTGTCCGCCGTCGCCGGCGCCGCTGGCGTAGACAACGGGAGAGAACGGGTCGAGGCCGTACGGGTGGGCCCAACCGGCGCCGTCGAGGCGGTGGCGGGCGAGGGTGCGCGTGCGCATGGGGTGCACTCCTGGTGCGTCGGGCCCGCTCCTGGCGGGCGCGTTCGGGCATGCAAAAGGGCCCGCACCTGGCGGGCCCTCGGGTCGTGCTGTCAGTGGGGTGTGCTAGTCGGCGCGGTCCTTCTCGCGCGCGCGGCGGGCGGGCGCGTAGCCCTTGACCCATGCCGTACGGAGGATCGAGTCACGCGGGTACGGGCAGGCTGTCGGCTCCTGGCCGGCGGTGCCTGCCTCGCGGCCCTTGGTGACTGCCTCGACGATCTGCTCGCGCGTGCCCACGCTGCGCCCCCTTACCGTTTCTGCTGCTCCTTGGACTCATTGAACTTGGCTGCGGTCGCCCACCGTTGCGTTTTGCCGGTGGCCTTCTCGATGAACTCGGCCTGTGTGAGGCGCCCGTGTTGGGCCCACCACTCCTTGAGTTCGTCGCTCGCGTTGGCGTACGCAATGCGGGCCGGTCCGCGGAACAGGCTTTGCGCGGACCAGCCGGCGGCCTGTCCCTTCTTGTTGAGCAAGTAGCCGTTGCAGTCGTCTTCCGCCTTGAGGAACTGGAGATACACGTACTCGTCGTACATCTCCCGTGCTTGGCGGCGGGTGATCCGGGGCTCGTCGTCGTGGTCGTCGTCCGGCGCGGTGCCGGCCTGGTCGTCGCCGGCCATGGCGGCCCATACGGCGTCGTCGGCGAGGGCGCCCCATCCGTCCGGGTTCTCTGCGGGGGCGAGGGCGTCGGCGAGGGCGTTCGTGTCGGCGAGCAGGTCCTCGACGGCGTCGCCGGTGTTCGCCGGCTGCGGCATGTCGACGGCGTCGCGTCGGTCCATCTCGGCGGCGATCCTGAGCAGTTCCTCGCTGGTGGCGTACTGCATGCACCATGCGAGTTCGTCGTCGCCCACGTCGGCGAGGTCGCCGAGCAGCTGCCCGCCGGGGAACAGGCGGGCGAGCAGGTCGCGGCGGGCGGCCTCGGCGGCGATCAGGGCGAGGGTGTCCGGATCGGCGCCGCGGGCCCGCGCGGCGAGGTCGTGGTCGGACAGGCCGACCAGGTCGGGCGACACCCCCGGCAGACGGCCGGCGAGGTCGCGCCGGTCCATCTCCGCAACGACGCGCAGCGTGTCGGCGTCGTCGAGGTGGGGGAACGTCTTCGCGAGTTCCTGGTCGCCGAACTGGGTCAAGTCCTCGGCGAGGGTGCCGCCGGGGCGGATGCGGGCGAGCAGGTCGTCGAGGTCGCGGCGGTCGGCCTCGGCCTCGATCCGGGCGCGGGCCTGGTCGTCGAGCAGGTTCGAGCGCATGGCGGCGGCGAGGTCGTCGTCGCTCATCTCCCGTACGGCGCGGTCGTCACCCGACCACACGCGCGCGGCCTCGACCTGCTCGGGCGTCGCCTCGGTGCGCTTCTTGGGGAGGTTCGAGGCGCCCGGTTGCTCGCGCTTGGGGTTGCGCCGTAGGTCGGGGTGGGCGGCGAGGTGGTCGCGCATGGCGCCTTGCCACTGCCTGACCTTGAGCCGTGCGGCACGCTGCGCCTCGGGCGTGACGGCGGCGGCCTCGCGCTTCTTGTGCTTCCTGATGTTCCGCTCGATCGCCCGCTGTTTCTGGCCGGCCTCGTACCCGGCGGGGTCGCTGGTGGCCTTCTCCACGGTCGTGAGGCCGGGCGTGTACGCGCTCACGGAGTGCCGGCAGTTGGGATGCTGGAACCCTGCGAGGCGTGCCTCGTCGAGGGTGCCGGCGACCCGTACGGGGATCATGCGGCCGTCCTCGATCGCGTGCTCGACCTCGACCGTGCGCTCGCCCGTCGGGCCGTCGATGGCCAGTACGCGGCCCTCCCACGGCCGGCAGAGGGGGCACTCGCGCGGTGCGTCGGACACGATGACCAGGTCGATACCGGCGTCGGACAGGGTCCGCGTGTGCGCCTCTGTCGCCGCTCGGGCGACGGACGTACGTACGGCCATTTCCGCGTAAGAGGTGAGCTGCCATCGGCGGCCGGCCTTGTCGACGAACGCGCGTATGCCCTGGTCGGCGAAACGTCGCATGGCGTCTTGCGTGGCCTGCCGGCGCGTGCCGGTGCCGAGTAGGGGCGTTGCGGTGACCTCGGCGACGATCGCCCGGAACCCGTCGACCACTGCGCGCAGAATCGAGCGGTGGGTCGAGGTGACCACGTCGACGGTTTCCTGTGCGAGGCGGTCGAGGGCCTGGGCGTTCGGGGTCACGTCGTCGACCAGGGCGCGGGCGTCGTCGGACAGGGCGCCCAGTTCGGCGACCGCGGCGCGGTGTCCGACGTTGTACGCCTCGGCGACCACGTCGAACACTTCGAGGCTCACGGCCTTGCCCAGTTCCTCGACGACGCCCTGTGAGGCGCGGCGTAGCTGCTGGACGGCGGCGAGCTTGCGCTCGGCCCACCCTGGGGCGTCGAGGCCGGCGGCGAGCTGTCGGGCGATGATGCCGAGTAGGCGTTCCTCGGCCCCGGCGTACAGGTCGCGCGTGCCGGCCGCGAGGTCTTCGACCATGCCCGGATGAATCGGCATCGGTCACCCCCCGTCGGTCGTCACGCGGCCATGGGGAAGTTCCCGACGGGGTCCGGCGCGGCTGCTCCGGTCTCGGCGAGGATCGCCGCGACCTCGGCCTTTACCGCGGTGTCGTCCCACGTCGGGTTGAGGATCTTCACCTTCGTTGCGGTCGACACTGCCCCCGCGCGGGCGAGCAGGTCGAGCGTTGTCGCGGTCGCCTGCTCGCTCTCGGCGACGCCGTCGCCGAACTCGACGCGCGGGCGCTCGGGCGTGATGCGGCTTCCGAACAGGCTCGCGTCGAGCAGCAACATGACGTGGCACATGTCGGCCACGCCGTGTTTCCAGTAACCGGCCTTCTTCCGGCGGGTCACCATGCTGCGTTGGTCGCGGCTGTCGACCTCGGTCGCGGTGACGGCCTGTCCGTCGCCGTCGAGGCCGAACGACTGGGGCGAGTATCCGGCGGCCTGGGCGGCCTGTCGCATGGTCGCTTCGGCCGTGGCGCGGTGCTCCTCGACCCTGATGTCGAACTGATTCAACGTGATGCCGGCGCCCTCGTTGGGCGGCATGCGCAAGCTGTGCCAGACCTCGCGGTCGTCGTCGAACGACGCTCCGCGGCCGGGGCCCTCGTTGCGCATGTACCCGTCCGGGACGATCAGGCGGGCGCGGGCGAGGCGGATGTCGCGCATCCAACTTGTCCACGTCTCGTCGAGGGCGTCGAACAGGTCGTAGATCGGCGCCGCGTAGTCGCTGCGCCCGATCGGGCTCCCACGGTGCAGCCGGTTGGGCAGCATGTTGGGCACGTAGGCCGCGGTGAGTTCGCGGATACCGGTCGCGATGCTGTCGCCGTCGCCGTCGCCGTCGAGGGAGTCGACCAGGTCGGCCGTGTCGGGGTGCTCGGTGAGCGGTACCCGGCGGCCGACGTTGTCGCCGGTCCCCTCGTACAGCGCGTGGACGATGCGGCCGGACTCGTGCCGCTCGAAATGGCGCCATACGGTCGACTGTGTCGAGCCGTCCAGCTCGCGCCAGAACGACACTGCGCGCAGCATGCCGAATCGCCACTCGGGTACGGCCCCGTCGGGCTGCATCACGGTGAGTAGGGGGCGCGGTACTAGGTCGCGGTCCCACGTCACACGGAGGAACACGCCAGACAGGGCGGCGGCCTGCTCGGCGGCGCCGAGGAACGTCTGTTGCGCGCGGCCGTCGTCGAGCAGCTGGTCGAGGCGGTCCTGTGTGGCCGTGTCCTCGACCTTGATCGTCGGCATGTCCGCGAACAGCAGGTCGGCGGACGTGCTCGCGATGTCGCCGGCAAGGGGGACGTGTAGGCGGTGGTCGCGCCGGTCGGGGCGGGCGTCGAGCGACTTCCGTCCCCACAGGCGGCGGCGCTCCGCGGGGCGGGCGTGGTTGCCGTACGCGCGGGCGAGTCGCTTCCGGTCGCCGCTGTACCACGCGTCGTCAATGCGCATCGCGTCGTAGTGCGATGCCCACGCCGGCGGCGGCCACGCTGCGCCGTTGTCAGGGAGTGCCATCGTCGCCCCCTTCGTCGGTGCTTGCCTCGATCTTGGCGGCGACCTCGCGGAAGAACTCGGCGAGGACGGGGCGCAGCTGGTCGCCCGGATCGAGGGTGATCTCGCCGGCCTCGACGGTGTGATCGCCGACGGTGAGGGATACGGGCAGGGTGAGCGGTGGCATTGCGGCCATGGCGGCGGCTCCTTACGCGGCGAGGGTGAGCAGGTGCCGCCACTCGTGGGCGGTCGAGTGGATCACGTACCGCAGTGCGTCGCAGCTGTGGTCGTCCTTCTTCACGGGCTTGTCCTCGCCCTTGTCGGCGGCGGACTCGTCCCACACGTAACCGGGCAGTTCGTTGAGCAGCCCCTCGCACGATCGGTGTATGCGGAGCAGGCCGGCGCCGAGCAGGCTCGCCACGGACCGGATTCCGTCCACGACCTCGTTCGAGGCGCGGGCGACTCCGGGGTACGAGTCGGCCCACAACTGCGTGATGAACGACGCCGCGCTCGGGTCGATGAACGTCCACTCGGGGGCGACGCCCTGCTCGGCAACCCACTTGCGCAGTGCTGCGCTGTACTGGGCGTCGGTCATCTGGCGGTGTGCGGTGCGGGAGTCGTGGCGCCACTCGGCGCACGCGTACAGCCGGCCGTCGACGCCCTCGCCGAGCAGGATCGCCGACGTGGCGTTCACGGTGCCGTAGTCGAGGCCGATCCAGTGCCGGCTCATCTCGGGCAGTTCGTCGACGACGTGCGTCGCCTCGTCGTACATGTCGTAGATGGCGCCCTCGGCCTGCACCCACAGGCCGAGTACGTTCCGCTTGTAGAACAGGCCGGTGTGCGTGGACTTGATCCGGGCTTTGTACTCCTCGTCGAGGCCGGGATTGTCGTCCAACTGGAAGTGCCACGACTTGAGTCGGGCCTCGGTGGGCCTGAGCAGGTAGTCGCGGCGTAGCCAGTGGTTCGGGTTGTCGGGGTTGGTCGTGGCGAGGATTTTCGACCCTGGCACGCTGCAACGCGCGGTGAGCTGGTCAAAGAACGACTTGGGGAGCGTCGTCGCCTCGTCGACGTAGGCGCCCGCGCACGTCAAGCCTCGTACCTTCGGCTCGGCCTGGGCGTCGTTGGCGCCGAGGGCGTGCACGGTGCGGCCGAGGACGTGCGCGGTCGGGGCGCCGCTGGTGTAGTGGATATCCTGCGCGACCTCGCCGAACACGTCCGGGTTCATGAGCGGCCCGAAGACGTTCCGCGCGAGGCTGTCGCGGGTGCGCCCGACCATGACCAACTCGCCGCCCTTGGGCGGGTCGGCGACGTACCCCAACCACGCAATGAGGCTGGCGATCGTCTTCCCGCTACGAACCGACCCTTCCCACAGATTCAGGAAGGCGGCGGCCTCGACGATCGAATCGACCTGCTTCGGGGACAGGGCAAGTTCACTGCTCATCGTCGCCGCCCGGTGCGTGGCCGTGGCGCTCGGCGTAGTTCCGGGCGAGGCCGTCCATAAGGCGACCGATCACGGAACGGGACTGCTCGCCGGCTTCCTCGCGCGGGGGTGCGAGCTTGAGCGACCGGTCGAGGGCGGCGCCGGCGGTGGCCATCATGGTGCGCCGGTCCGCGGGTATCGGCTCGTCCTGCCACTTCTGGGCGTAGGTGTGATCCTTCCCGCCCCACTCGAAATACAGGGTGCGCGCGGTCATGCGCGAGAGTTCGCGCTCGGCGATGTCGTGCAACGTGATCGCAAGTTCGGCGCGGCGCGCGGCGAGGTCTGCGCGGCGTACCTGGGTGGCGACGGCGACCTCGGCGGCGCGGTCGAACGACAGAGGGGGGTCGAACGATGCGGCGATCTTGGAAACGGTCGAGGGCGACCTCTTGATCGCCCTCGCGATGTCGTTCCGGGACTTGCCCGCGGCGTGCAGCTTCCGGACCTGCTCGCGGTCGTGGTCGTCGATGGGGCGGCCCACGGCTCACCCCCTCGGCGCGGTGCTACTGCTGGCGAGCAAGGGCGGCGTTCGCCCAGAACATCGCCTCTTCGATCTTGGTCACGGCGAGGGCCTGCTCGCGGCCGGCGGGGCACAGCTGGTCGACCAGTTCGGCGAGGCCGTGGCACGCGGCGCGCACGGTCGCGTGGGCGTCGCGCTTCTCGTCGGTGGTCGCGGGGTGGAAGTTGAACCGGTGGGCGAGGTCATCGGGCGTCATGGGCGGGGGCCTCTCGTCGGGGTCTGGACAGGCGAACGCCCCGTCGCTCGGGGGCAGCGACGGGGCGTTCGGGAAGGGCGTCCGTTTCCGGGCACGCCGAAGACAGCGCCAACTTTAGGTCACGAATGGATAACGGCGCAAGCGGGAACGATCACGCGCGCGCGGGCCGGGCCGCGACCGGTCGGCGCGGCTGCTGACGGCGGCGCCCCACCTGCCGACGATCCGGCGGGCGGGGCGCGCTGCTGCTGCTCGCGCGTCGGCTACGGGCGGACGGGCGGGCGGCCGGTCTGCTGACGCTGCGGCGGCCTGCTCGGCCACTGCTGCCGACGGGCGTCATCAGTGCTGGTCTGCCTGCTGCTCGGCGTCCACGTAGGGCCCTCGTACGTGACTGTCGGGAGGACAGGCGGGCCGACAACGGGCGGCGCCTCGACGAACTTGTACGCCTTGAGCGTCGGCGCGGTGCCGACGGGCGTCGACCCGTGGTGCCACGCGGTCCGGTACATGTCGGCAACGATGCCGACGGCCGTCCGCATGGCGGTGGTCAGATCGTCGCCCGTCTGCATGAGAACGGCGAGGTCTCGCGCGAACTGCTCGTCGAGGCGAACAGTCGGCCGGGTGCCGGCGATCGGCCGGGCGCGCCGCTGAGTAGGCTTGTTCGTAGTCATGGTGGGGGTTGCTCCCATCGTGATGAGTCGGGCCCGTTCGCCATGTGGAGTGGCGGGCGGGCCCGCGTGATTGTCGGGGGTCTTACTCGGCCGGCTCGTGCTCGGCGTCGCCGCGGGCGTCGAGCAGGTTGTCGCCGTCGCCGGCGCGCCACACGGCCACGCGCACGCGCTTGGTCGCGAGGTCGTCGTCGAGGCGTTCGTCGAGGATGCGGCGGGCGACTTCCTCGGCCGTCTCGCCGGCGCTCTCCTCGGTCCCGCCGGTGACGCGCTCCCACGGCTCGTCGTCACTGTCGGATGTCCAGCCGGCCGGCATGACGTACAGGGCCCATGCGGCTTCCCACGGGTAGTCGCGCAACATCCGGTAGACGTAGGACGGCGTGAGATCGAGTTCCGCGGCGATCTCCTTCGCCGTCCACCCGTCGACCCTGGCATCGACCACAACGCCCGACATGCTCGCCTCAAGGGCCTTCGCCACGCGACGGATGACGCCGGCCTCGGCGATCGGCAGGGACGAACCGACCTGCTCGGCGAGGTCGTGGCGCTCCGCGGTGCTCCTCGCCGCGTGGAATCCCTCGGCGAGCATGTCGAGGGCGGTCCCCTCGGCGGCCTCCCACTGGCGACGATCGGCCTCGCGCTGCTCCTCGTACTCCTCGATCAGGTTGAACAGCTGGTCGCGCAGCTTGGCCGCGGGCGACTCGTTCGCGTCGCGGCGTTGGCGTTCGAGCATGCGGCGGTTGTGGATACGCGTTGCCTCGGCGCCGCCGAGGGCGGCGACCATGCCCTCGATCGATGCCTGTTGGCCGGCCGGGTGCGTGGGGAACTTGCTCGCGTCCGCTCGGGTGTAGTGCTCGACGGTGGGCTCGTCGCCCTGCTCGTCGGGCTGCTCGGTGGCGTCCATGCTGCTCCTGTCGGTCGGTACGGGGCCCGCCCTCGGTCGAGGGCGGGCCGGGATGGTCAGAACGGGGGCTCGCCGTCGAGGGCGGTCACGGCGGCGGACGCGTCGAGGGCGGCGTCGAGGCGGGCGGTGATCGCCTCGGCGCGGCGGGCGAGGTCGCCGGGCGTGGGGCGCGGCCGAGGGCGGCAAGCGTCGTGCCACTCGGTACCGGTGGGGATCGGGTACCCGCATCCCTCGCAGCGTGCGGCGAGCTGGGCGTCGCGGTGGGAGTGCGGGCCGTGCTCGCACGGTACGACCTCAACGGCCTTACTGCCGGTGTAGCGCAGCACGTCGGCGCGGTCGTGAGCCTCGCGGCGGCCGAGGCCGCACATGATGAACCCTTGCCACTCGCCCCGGATCACTACGCGGTGCGTTACGGCCCACATCTGTACGGGCGGGAGCGCGAGGGGTTGCGGCTGCTCGGGGGCGAACAGGGCGGGGTACGTGCGGGCGAGGTAGGCGTCGACGGATGCGCGGGTGACCTCGGGCGAGCAGGTCGCGGCGGTGGGCACCATGGCCGGCGCGGTGCGGTCGAACAGGGCGCCCTGTTCCGTGGCGGGGGCGAGGTCGAACAGGCCGTCGGCCGGCCGCTCGCCGATCCATGCGCCCCGCCACGTCCCGTCGGTGGCCTCGGCCTCGGTGAGCAGCTGGGCGGCGTACAGGGCTTCGGCGTCCTCGACGGTGGCGACGCCGGCCTCGACCTGCTCGGCGTACTCGACGGCGTCGACGGCGCGCGCCGCGGTGGCGAACTGCTCGGCGACCTCGGCCTCGACGGCGTCGAGGCGCTGCTCGGCGGCGAGGGCGAACCCGTGCTCGCGGGCGATCTGCTCGGCGGCCTCGATGCTCGGGACGTACAGGCCGTCGTCGAGGGTGCGCGGGTCGCCGTCGATGCCGTGCAGTTCACCGCGGGCGACGGTGACGGCGGCCGGCCACGCGCTACGGAGGAACCCGACCACGCCCTCGCGCTCGATGATCAGTACGTCGCCGTCGCGGATGTCGTCGCCGCACTGGGTGCGGTTGTACGCGTCTTCGGTGCTGTCGTACTTGTGGACCATGAGGGCGGGCGAGTGGCCGGCGCGGGCGATCCACAGGCGGGCGGCGTCGCGCGTCGCGCGGGTGTAGGCGCGGGGGATGCTGAGGATGTGCTCGGCGTGCCGGCTGATGATGTGCAGCACGCGCGTGCTGGTCGG